GGCGGTCTGCACCGCTTCTACCGCGACGAGGTGCTGGAGCATATCGGCGCCACTTTCGGAAAACAATCTCAACCACCAAAAATATTATGAGCCACGCAAATAACAATGTAGACTTTTCAGCCGACCAACTGGTCGAAGCTAAATCAAAACCTGACGTCAATAACCTGTGCTTTGAATTCCAACGCGCACTCTACACCGGCAACAATGTGACCAGGGTAGACGCCAACGACGAGACCCGTTTCTGTAAGTGGAACGGCCAGACCGACGACGGCAAGAAATGGTCAAGCAACAAGGTCGGCGGCGACCAAGTGTTTCCGTTTGAGGGTGCCTCCGACGTGCGCATTCGACTGGTGGATGCCACCATCAACGAGATTGTCTCGGTGCTGACCACCAGCTTCAGCCGCGGCAACCTGGCCATCTCTGGCGTCGACATCCAAGACGGTGGGTCTGCAGCGCTGGCCACCGACCTGATGACGTGGATACGCGAAAACAAGTTGAAGGCCGAGTTGGAGCGCGAGGCCGAGCTGCTCGCTCAATACACGCAGCAGTACGGCTGGAGTGTCGTGCATGTTGGCTGGTCGCAGAAGATCGCGATCCGCACGCAGAAGATTACGATGGATCAGGTGATGAGCCTGGCGCAGCAGGCCGGCGCGCAGAATCCTAACAGCATCATCGCGCAACTGCCGACGCTGATCGCTAATCCCGAGGCCGAGATGCAGGTGGCCGACATCGTCTCCACGCTGCTGCCCGACCTCAAGTTGTCTGACGCCAAGAAGTTTGTGCGCGAGCTGCGTGAGACTGGCGTGGGTGAATACAAGGAGGAGTACATTCAGCGCAACCTGCCCTCGATCACGGCGCTCAAGCCCTTCGATGAGGTTGCCTTCCCGCCCGAGACAATTGACTTAGAGCGTGCGCGGGTTATCTTCCGCCGCGAATATTTTAACGAGGTTGAGCTGCGCAGCATGGCCAAGAACGCGGAGTGGGACGAAACCTTTATTGAGGAGGCGGCCAAGACGCAGGGCCGGCAGAGCTGGTACAATAATCCTAACTTGGTTACGACCTCTCTCTCAGTTAACGCGGTCGTCAACAACGATCACCTGATCGAGATTGTTCACTGCTATGTGCGGCAGATTTCCGACAAGGGATCGCCGGCCATCTACTACACGGTGATCTGTCCGCAGCTCGGCCAAGACTACTACGGCAAGCACGAACTGCTTGACTACGCTCACGGTGAGTACCCGTTTGTGGAGTACCGTCGCGAGCGCCTGCGCCGCGCGATCTGTGAGTCCCGCGGTATCCCAGAACTTTCCATTACCGACCAGGAAGAAATTAAGGCGCAGCACGACAGCATCCGTGACCGCACCGCGTTTACCACGCTGCCGCCCATCCGCGTCAAGAAACGCATTGGCATGATTAATAAGATCGGCCCTGGCGTGCAGTTGCCGGTCACGCAGGCCGACGACTACCAGTTCATGGACCCGCCAAGGGCGCCCATCACCGAGGCCGTGTCGGTGATTAACATGGTCGAGGCTCGCCACGCCAACTACTTTGGCTTGCAGCATCCGTCCGTTCCCGCCGGCAAGCAGTCGGCCATCATGCAGAAAACGATCAACGCATGGTTTGGTGTCTGGTCGAAGGTGTTCTCGCAGACCTTCCAGCTCTGCCTGCAGTACATGCCCGAGCCTGAGATTGTCCGCATCGTCGGCCAGCCGCTGCCGTCTAACCTTAACGACATCGCAAGTCAGTTTGATTTTATTCTCAAGTACGACGTGCGCGAGATGGACAACGACTATGTGATGAAAAAGTTGGACGCCATCTCAAGGTTTGTGGTGCCGCTTGATTCCGGTGGTGTCATTGACCGCAATAAATTAATTATGGCGATCACGACCGCCATCTCACCTGACGCGGCGCGCGACCTAGTGGTAGACCAGTCCAGCGCATCGCAGAAGATGTTCCGCGAGGTGCAGACCGACATCGGCATGATGATGCTCGGCAACGAGGCGCTCTACGTCGAGAACGATCCATCCGCAAAATCAAAGATGCAGTACGCCCAGCAGGTGATGCAGAGCAACCCGAAGGCGGCGCAGGCCGCGCAGGGCGATCCGCAGTTCCAGCAACTGCTAGAAAAGTATATGAAGAACCTGCAGTTCTCCATGCAGCAGCAGGAGAATAAGCAGATCGGTCGCATCGGCGTATCGCCTGCCGCCCAGGCACCCGCGCAATGAATCATAAAGAATTAGAGCCATTTGGTTTCACGGGTCAAAGCCCTCTGTGGGACTCCATTTTATTGCACTTGAATAATTCAATGCAGGACGACGTGGAGACAGCCATTAACCGTGAAACCACTGGCGAGTTTCGCATCCATGCCGCCGGTCGAGCCGAGGCACTTAATGACTTCTTGATTTCGTTGCAGCAGTTGCGCACGGCGGCGTTAGAGCAAAACGGGCCGATTACATAACTACGAAAGCGGGTAGAACCGTGCATAAGTTGAAAGTTGTATTACAACTTTATTGTGCAGTCGTTTAGATTGGAGCAAGTGTGCGCAAAAGGCTTTCTGCGTGCGCGCCTCTGAGCAACGCTGCATCCGACCTCTTGGCGGTCTTAAAAATCCATGACGATAGATTCCCAGTTAAATGAGCAGGCACCCGCTAACGGAGCGGTTGCAGACAAACCACTCACAACCTCCGTGGAAAAGCTCGGGTTACTTGACCACGATAAACTTAAAAACCTTATCTTGGCCGACATGCTGGACGAGCCGGCACAGGCAGTGGAGCCTGAGAAAAATCCAGAATTACCGTCTGAAGAAATCGCGGCAGATGCCGAGGTTCCCGAAGACACCGCTCTTTCAAAAACTACTGAAAAAGAAGATACTCCCGAGGAGACTCCCGAGGCTACTGCCGAAGAAGTCAAATCAGAGGACGGTTTACCCAAGGGCGCTCAAAAACGTATCGACAAGCTCACGGCTCGATCAAAAGAGGCGGAGGCAAAGTCGCTACAATTAGAGCAAGAACTTGTTAATTTGCGGATGCAGTTAAATGATAAGGCATCGGTTAAGGCTGATGCGCCTATTGTTAGCTCCAAAGACAACCCCTACCTGCACCTCACAACGCAGGGCGAGGTTGAAGCACAAATTATTGAAGCCCGAAAGGTTAGACGCTGGGCCGAAGAAAATCCCGATGGCACTACAGTTCGTAGTCCCGACGGGAAAGAAATCGAGTACAGCTCAGAGGAAGTTCGCTCCATCAAACTTAATGCGATGGACGCAATCGAAGACCACCTGCCCAAGCAGTTGGCCTACGTTAGAACCCGCTCTCAAATCGATCCGATGGCCGAGGCCGAGTATACCTGGTGGAAAGATCGTAGCTCGCGTGAATTCAATTCTGCGCAGGCTATGCTTAAAGCGTTTCCTGAACTGCAAAAGTTTCCTGACTACAAAATGGTGGTCGGCGATTACCTGCGCGGCGCAGCGGCACGCGAGAGCAATTTTGCTCAACGGAATACAGCGCAAAAGGCTGCCGTTAAAAAAGCACCGATCCAGCCCACTAAGTCTACCCCGGCGCCTCCTGCGGCTACCGCTAACGAACGAAACATCAAAACTTCGTATGAAGCATTCCGCAAGAACGCTAACTCCTCTACCCTCAAGGATATTGTCTTAAATCAGTTTCTTTAACTTAGGAATTTACTATCATGGCTCAATTATACGAACGCTCACAAGTCGGTAAACGCGAAGATTTGGCTAATTATATTAGTCTCGTTGACGCAAAGGATACTCCCTTTATTTCAATGGTCCCAAAGGGGAATAAACCCGGCAACACGCTCATGCAGTGGCAGGCCGACAACATGCCATCTAGTGTCTCTACAGGCACCGTGGACGGCACAGACGTGACCAGCGGCGACTACCAGAATCTTAATTCTGGCCGCGCTGTCGTCAGCAATTACATCCAGGTGTTCCGTCGCCCCGTGCGCGTATCGCCTCTGTCGGTCGACGTATCCATCGTCGCCGGCCTCAAGAACGAGCTTGCTGGCATGGTTGCCAAGGGCATCTCGACTCTCAAGCGCGACATGGAGCTTACCACACTAAGCGCCAACGACGCCCAGCTCGACAACGGCACCGTCCCGTACCTGACAAAGGGTATGTCGGTTTTCGTTTCCACCACGGGCGGATCGGTGCTGCAAGTGCCATCTGCTTATCGCACACCTTCGGCTTCTATCGTTGGTGGTTCCGCTGCGGCCTCGACTCTTGACGAGACGATGGTCCAGGGTCTCCTGACCTCCATCTGGGGTCAGACCGGCCAGAACCGCGAGTACGATGCCGTGCTTGGTAGCACTGTAAAGCGCGCCTTCACAAATCTGCTCTTCACGACAGCGCAGAACGCCAACACAAACACTGGCTCGGTCATTCGCACGCTTAACCGCGATAGCGACAGCGACTCTTATGTGTCCACGGTGGACATCTTTGAGGGTGACTTCGGTCGCCTTAAATTGCACGCCGATGCGTTTGTTCCTGCCGCGTACAAGGGTCTCGTAATTCCCATCGACCTGTGCGAATTCCGCTACAGCTCGCTGCCAGAAGTGCGCGATCTCCCTGACTACGGTGGCGGCCCAGCTCGTCTCATCGAAGCCGTCGCCGGCCTCGTGGTGAAGAACCCGCTGGCTTTCGGTAAGTTCGACTTCAGCTCTTAAGCCGATGATCGAGTCTATCCCGGCGGAACTTCATAAGCCACTTCTTGAGGAGTTCCGCCGCGGATGGCACAAGGAAATGGTTTTGGGTGCGATTGAAGCCAAAAGAGTTGGCGCCCAAAACCAGTCCTACCACAAGGGCGTGGATGGCCTAGGCCAACTGCGCGCCAGAATTCCTGCTTCCTCATTTCATTTTTGGGGGCAAAAACTTGGCTACAAATGTTGGCAAGACCAAACTTTTTTGAAGGAATTCTTGAACACAAATCCAGAACTTAAAACTAAGGGCGGGGCCACCAAGATGTCGGTCGGTTACGGTAAATCTACCTCCGATTGCAGCAAGGCCACCATCTTCGATGGCTTTGGCCGTCCTACTGCCGCTGTCGCATGAGAACAATTGATTTTAGTACATTGCTTTATCGGTGGCTGCAACTTGCCGGGCTTGATCGCTCAAGCATCACGGCAGCTACCTACGCGCAGTTTCGCGACCTAGCCAATGGACGACTGGAAACAATTTGGAAGAGCGACCGCTGGCCAGCTCTAGTTCGTATTACCACCCCACCAGGCGACACGGTTATAACCGACGCCAATGACGTGCTGACCGTTACCTTGGGCAGCGACGTGGGTGAAGTTTTAGGGGTCTACGACCAAGACCCGCGCCTAACTACTAGGGCAAAATTGGTTAAATATTTTTTGTATGATAGCGGATCGGTGAGCTATGTAAATTTTATGGAACCCGTCGATGACGTGTTCATTGAATATAATACCCGCAAGCCCGAGCTATTTGGTGATGCGTGGAGCGCAACGTCTACCTACTCGGTAGGGGCGCAGGCTTACTTTGACACGTCAACTTCGACGGGTGCCTTTATTCCTTCTTCAACTAAGCAGCCGGCAGGAAATCTGTACACTTGTTTGGTTGCCACAACGGCCAATCAGTCGCCAACAACTACGCCATCAAGCTGGGATCTCGTAGAGATTCCTTATTTTACGGGCGAGTACATTGTCCGTGGCGCGCTGTCTGACTATTTGCGCAGCGAAGGCCAATTTCAACAGGCTGTCATTGCAGAGAGCGATGCCGAGACGGCTCGCATTGCCGAAGTTGATCGGATTCTCATTACCGAGGGCCAGGTCAACCGCATTAATATGTTTACTTACTAAATTTATGAATAACTCAAAAACAATTAATCTTTACCCAAAACCGTCAGCGGTAACCGCCCCCCAGCAACTGACTGTATCAAGCACCGCTGTCAGCCTAACCAGCACCACCTGGTTGCCCGAGGACGCCTACTTTTTAATCGAGGTGCAATCAAACTCGATGTACGTTTCGTTCGACGGCACAACCCCGTCGGTAACTAACGGTTTCATTTATACCAGCGGCACGCGAGAAGTTTGGTCTTCCAAGCGCGCGAAGGCCGCCAAATTTATTCGGGTATCCTCAGACGGAAAAGTTCAATCGCAACCGATGGTGGATTGATCTATGGCGCTGCTTTACCAGTCGTTGAAGCGCCAAATTTTTGTGTCGTTGCTTGCCCTGCAAGCTGGCGGCGGGGTGCTTTTAGAGAATGGCGATGGCATCATCGTTGAATAATGGCTACCAATTTAAAAATTTCACAGTTAACGCCGGCCTCCGGTGTTAATACTAGCGACTACACCATCTTGGTTGATGGCGTTACCGCGGCTAACAAGCGCGCCACCGTAGCTCAAATTATGACGGCTGCTGGCGGGGGGACCGTAACTTCCGTAGGAATTTCGGTGGCTAACGGGATTTCTGTTTCTGGAAGTCCTATCACTAGCAGCGGGAGCATCACTCTCGGTTTGGGCGCATTGACACCCACCAGCGTGGCAGCCTCCGGGGCTGTCTCGGGCAGCAATTTAAGCGGGAGCAATACCGGCGACCAGACGATCAGCCTGACTTCTGACGTGACCGGCAGCGGCACTGGCTCATTCGCCGCAACCATTGCAGCCGGCGTAGTGACCAACGCCAAATTGGCCAGCATGACCGGCCCAACGGTTAAGGGCCGCTCCAGCGGATCTGGTGCGCCCACTGACTTGAGCATGGCCACGCTAAATGGCATGCTGCCGAATATGGTTGGCGACACTGGGTCTGGCGGAACGGCAGGATTAGTGCCAGCGCCAGCCAGTGGAGACGCCGCAGCCAAAAAGTTTTTAACTGCCGGTGCGCTATGGACTGCACCAGACCTTAACGACCTCACCCCAAGTCAGTCAGGCAACTCGGGTAAGGTTCTATCGACAAATGGTTCAACCACCTCTTGGGTGGCAGCAGGCGTGGGCAGTGTAACCTCCGTAAGTGTGACCACGGCCAACGGGGTGAGCGGTTCCGTAGCAACGTCAACAACGACCCCGGCTATCAGTCTGACGCTTGGGGCGATTACGCCGTCCTCAGTAAATTCTGTAGTGGTTTCTGGCTCTTCCACGCCGACTCTGGCCGTCACTGGGACTAGCTCGATTTCTAATGCCAACACCGGCGACCAGACGACCATTACGGGCAACGCTGGGAGTGCGACCATTCTTCAGACGGCACGCGCCATTAACGGCGTAAATTTTGACGGCTCTGCAGCGATTACCGTCACCGCCGCAGGATCTACGCTGTCGGACACGGTTCCAATTGCAAAGGGCGGCACAGGTCAAGTTACCGCGCAGGCGGCGATCAATGCGCTGCTGCCAAGCCAGACCGGTGCGAGCGGTAAGAATCTACAGAGCGATGGCACGAACGTCAGCTTCGTGGCCGACGCCGGCGGGTCGGTGACATCTGTCGCGGCTACCGCTGGCACGGGAATTACGGTAAGCGGTAGTCCGATTACCACTAGCGGGACGCTAATCATTACCAACAGCGCTCCAGATCAGACCGTGGCCATTGCTGCTGGCACAGGCATTTCTGTTAGCGGCACCTATCCGAGCTTTACGGTTACCAATAGCTCTCCCTCGTCTGGAGGCACGGTCACCAGCGTGGCCGCAACGGTGCCGAGCGTGTTGTCAATTTCTGGTAGTCCAATTACAGGTGCCGGCACGCTGGCGATTACCTACAGCGGCACGGCACTTCCCGTGCTGAACGGCGGCACAGGAGTGACGACATCGACCGGCACTACTAATGTGGTGCTATCAGGCTCGCCCACAATTACGACTCCAGTCATCGCGCAGATCAACGACGCGAGTACTAACGCTACGCTCAAACTAGCTTCTATTGCGTCAGCGGTTAATCAAGTTACCATTGAGAACTCAGCGACTGGAAATGCTGTTCACATTACGGCAACCGGAACAGATGCCAGCGTCGGTCTGCATTTAGCAGCTAAAGGCGCGAGCGGTTACGTCAATGTGCAAGACTCGGTCGATGCTACCAAGCGGCTCATGTTTAATGCTAGTGGCGGCACTACGAACACGCGCACGATGTTGTCTAGCACGCAGACCGTTGACCGCACGATTTCGTTGCCTGATGCGACGGATACTCTCGTCGGTAAGGCCACGACGGATACGTTAACAAATAAAACACTTACAAGCCCCACCCTGACCTTGGCCGGCGTGGGTATCGCTACATCGGCCAGCACCAATCTAAACATTTTAGGTTCAACTACCACCGTGTCTAGTCTGCGAATTATTCCCGGTACGGCGCCCACCTCACCAACCAATGGAGACGTTTGGTCAACGTCCACGGGGGCATTCATTAGAATCAATAACACGACTTATCAATTCGGGTCACTTCCTTAACTAAATACTAACATGGCACAACTACAGAAAGGCACAACTTACATTACGGGTGACCAAGTCACGGCAGCAAATTTAAATGCGCTAGTGGACTCAGGCATCCTGACTCCTGGCGCAGTTACGGATCAGACCGCGAAGACTGTACCGCTCGCGGCGGATACGATCCTGCTGCACAGCGCCGCAGACACCGCACTGCGCAAGACAACGATGACGCAGTTGTTTGCCACGCCGCAGCCGCTGGGAGCCACAACCCCGTCATCCATTGCAGCCACCACAGGCACGTTCAGCAGCACGCTCGGCGTTACAGGTGTAGCCACATTAGGCAACGGAGCTATTCTTGGAACCCCAGCCAGCGGCACGGTGACAAATCTCACTGGGACGGCATCAATTAACATCAACGGAACCGTGGGTGCGACCACACCTAGCACGATTGCGGCGACTACTATTAGCGCAACGGGAATTATTTCTTCTACTTCAAATAACCCGTCGGCTGAGTTTGGAAAAGGTAACGGGACAGCAGCATCTGTTCGTCTAAACCCGCACACGGCGACCTACTATAATTGGTCGATTGATAATGGCGTAACTTCATCTGGCACTCTAAACATTGCGCCATCAACAGCAGTAGGTGGAAATACTTACACTACCCCAGTTGCTATTTTTACAACGACTGGCCTAAACTCCACGGCCATCGGAGCTACCACGCCGTCCACGGGGGCGTTTACGACAGCAGGTGTTGGTGCGGCGGCTACTTCTGGCACGCTGCACGTTACATCATCAGGCGGCGCATTTGGTGACTATCAACTTGCTCTTACTCGCACTAGCGTTGGAACAACCACGCTTCGTGTCGGCGGCAGCAACGAGTTGATTATTGCTCCTAACGGCACTGATAGGGCTTCGTTCACAACCACAGGCGCGGCAATCACTGGGACTTTGTCGGCCACGGGTGCAATTAGCGGAACCGCTAACGGTAGCGCATTTTCTTTTACTCCGACAACGCAAAGTTCATCGTCTTACATAACGTGGAATAACACGGGTGGCACTTCTTATCTTGGCGTAGAAAGCAGTGCAGGGGGCAACATTATTACAGGTTCGACAGCTTATGGTTTGTCGCTTTGTTCGGCAACTTCTCGTGACTTATTTCTTGGGGTAAATGCTGGAACAAAAATTGCCCAATTAAGCACCACTGGCCTCGCGGTCACAGGGACTTTGTCGAGTAGCAGTGCTGATGTTGCTCTAACCACACAGGGCAATCTAAACATATCTACAACAAATACAGCGGCTACTGGTGTAGGTGGAACAATTATTCTTGGTGGAGCAAGCAGCGCAACTTATGCTGCAATTAAAGGTGTAAGTGATTCTGGCTATTATTCTGGAGCTTTAATCCTAGCCACAAAACTTAGTGCGACTGGTATAATGACGGAGGCTATGCGTATCAATCATAACGGCAACGTCGGCATTGGGACGGCGAGTGCTTTAGGTGGTAAATTAAATGTCTCTACATCAGATACGTCATGGGCTGGTTGGCTTCAGCAAACCCAAGGAGCTGGTAGTTCAGTTTTATTAGTTGAGTATAGTGCCGCCGCTCCCAATACGACAACAGATTATTTTGGTTTGTTTCGAGACACTGCGGGTCAAAAAATTCAATTAAGGTCAAATGGCGGTATTGGTAATTTCAGCGCAAACGATGTAAACCTTTCCGATGAACGACTAAAAAAAGATATAATTGCCGCAGACTCGTATCTTGATAAGATGTGCGCTATTGAGGTTGTAAAGTTTAAGTACAAAGACCAAACGCACAATGACTATAATCTTGGCGTTATTGCTCAACAGGTTGAAGCTGTAGCTCCAGAATTTGTGGATGTGGATGGTTTTGATTCTTCAAGCACTGAAGAAATACCACTTAAAGCTATCTATCAAACCGACCTAAGTTACGGTATCCTAAAAGCCGTACAGGAACTTGCAGAAGAAAATAAATCCCTCCGCAAACGCCTCGCCGCCCTAGAATCCAAATGAGCTACGACCCATTAAGTGTGAATGCCCAGTTGTCCTCAATTCTGACAAGGATGGACGCTCAAGATAAGATGCTTGAGCAAGTGTTGCAGCAGTGCATCAAGACTAATGGCCGCGTGACGATGCTTGAGAGTTTTAAGAACGAGCTGAAGGGGAAAGTGGCAATTTTGGCGGCAGTAATTTCGGCAATCACCGCATGGATCATCAAACGTAACGTCTAACAAAATAATAATACAACATGAACAACATGACATTGGATCAGGCTTTGAACAATATGTACTCAGCGGCTCGGCTCGCTCCGCTTAACGCAGAGCAGCACGAACTGATTCGCAAGTGTGCGGAGCAGATCGCGGAGGCACTCAAACCGAAAGAAGAACCTAAGGGCGACTAGCTTAAAACGTGGACAACGCTCAAGACCAGTATCTCGTCGAGGCCGAAAATAGTTTTATCGGCATGCAGTCGCGCCAAAACCCTTTGGCGTTGCAGCCCGGCTATGTCCAACTGTCGCAAAATATGCGCATGGATCGTGGCATCGCCTCGACGAGATCTGGCTTAAAGCGCCTGACCACCCCAGCGATGGTGAGCGCAACCGTCTTTGGTTCTGGCGTGTATTCGGTGGCCAACGGGACCGAGTACATCGTCCTAGCCACCGGAACAGGCATATTTGTCTACAATACGGCCACGCTCACCGTCGGCTCGTTGATACTGTACCCTACCGGGCGCACCATAGTCGCCGCAGACGTTGTCACCTTGGTGCAGGCCAACAACGTCATGTACATCTACCGTGGACAGGCTGCCACGCCCATTAGCTGTACCATCACCCGAGTTTCTGTTACCGCCACGGTCACCGCATCTGCGCACGGCTTCAGTAACGGCGACGAGGTTGTTATCTCTGGTGCTACGCAGACCGACTACAATAACTCTTTTGTCATCTCAAACGTGACAGCAAATACGTTTGACTACACGGTGGCGGGCGCACCCGCAACACCTGCGACCGGAACTATTTTGTGCAGCAAGGGCAAGTCCACGCTGGTCTGGGACGGCGCCACCACGATCACAGTTGTACCGCAGGGCATCACTACGGGTGCGGCGGCCAACATGCCCTGCTCGGATTTTGCCATTTTCTTTAAGTCACGCTTAATCCTAAAAGTTGACCGAGACAAGATCGCAGCCTCAGACTACTTGGATTTCAATACCTGGGACGCATCCTTCGCGCAGTTTACTATTAATCTTGGCGCGAACGATTCAATTGTTGGCTTCCAGCCCTGGCAGGAAGACAAGTTCATTATCTTCCAGCGCAACTCAATTTACTATGCCTATGTCGACCCCAGCAGCTACGTTACTGGATCGCCTCCGGGTGCAACGAGCTACATTCAGTCCCTGACCAGCGAATTTGGGTGCGTTGCCCGGCGCTCAATTGTCAACGCCGGCGAGTACGTCTTCTTTCTGTCTGACCACGGCGTCTATTTGTTAAATCCATCGCTGGATCTGAAGCTGCTGGGCAACACCACGCCGCTGTCCGACCCGATCAGCGACTACATTGCTCGCATCAACGTCGAGTACTCGCACAACGCGGTCGGCAGGATCTACAATAACCGCTACTACCTAGCTGTGCCGCTAGACACCTCCACCCGCAACAATGCGGTGCTAATTTACTCGATGCTTAACAAGGCATGGGAGGCCATCGACACCTTCCCGTCGACCATGTACGTCGACAACTTTATTGTCTCGATCTACGGTAAGCAGAAGCGGCTCTACGCAATCAACAAGGAGAACGGCATCTTCCTCGCCGAAGAAAATAATTACGACGAGTTCGATAACTTGGTCGGCAATCCGCTCCTGCCTTTTTACCTGCCACAGCAGATTAATAACAACTTTTTACGGTACCCAATTGCGGGTGTTATCCTGACGCGCCGCTACTTCTACGATACCTTCCAGAACAAACGGTACTCATCCGCCGAGGTAGACATATCATCCACCACGACCGACGTGATGCGGATCGACGCAGTTACCTCCAACCCGGACAACGACAGCGAGGTGTTTAGTTTCTCTGCAAGTACCGCGGCCAACTTTACTAAGAGGTTTCCCATCGCCAAAAAAGGATTTGGTCTAGACTTGCGCTTTACCGTCACCGCCGGTCGGCCTGCCGTGCGCGGTCTGCGCCTCAACGCCACGGTGCCTGGTCGCACCCTAGTCTCGGCTGAGTAACATGATCGCCGCACCCACAACCAAGGACTGGCTTGAGACCGTCACCGACTTTGCCGTCACCAATGGCAAGAAGAAGTGCTTTGTCGACTGGCCGCGCGAGTGGGTGCGCCAGTATCTGGCCTACCACGCCAACCAAGATACACTTGCGCTTGTGCGCGACGGCGAGGAGGTGGTGGCGCTCGGCACCGCTATTCAGTGCGACATTGGGCAGGCCAACTCCAAGTGGGACTGGTCGCCTACCAACAAGCAGGGTGACAGCCTAGTGATACTAGATGTCGTCAGCACAAGGTCTGGCACGCTTGAGCTTCTCTTTTGCGAA